TGAAAGTATAGATTATAAAGGTGATCAGAATATAAATACAGCGGTATTAAACTGTGTATTGCCATGTGTGTATGATGGCAGCACACCGGATTATTTATGGAAAGGAATTAATTTACATTGATGCTAAACATTACAAAAGTCATATCAACCAGTTTTGACGACCTGCAGCGCCGTTTTATAAAGGTATTACGCAAAGGTAAAAGCGATGTTCAAACACCAATGGAAGCATCACCATTTGGCATTGACAGCAATCCGATAAAAGATATGATTGCTGTTTACGGCCAGACAGAAGAAAAAGGTAAAACCGTCATCATTGGTTACATAGATAAAAATAAACTGGCTGCATCAGGTGAAACCAGATTATATTCTATAGACAATAACGGAAACTTAAAAACATACGTTTGGCTTAAAAATGACGGCACTATGGAAATTGGCGGAAACACCAAACATATGGTACGTTACGAAGAATTACAAACTGCATTCAATCAATTAAAACAGGATTTGAATACGTTTATTACAATCTTTAATTCACATACACATACTGGTGTAACTATTGGTGTAGGTAGTACAAGCACTACCACTACACCCGGAACATCTTCTTCCGCAGATATTTCACCTGCAAAAATTGATAATATAAAAACTAGTTAACATGCTTACATTTGATTCATCCAGTATATACGTTACCAGTGCAACTACTTTGCGTGATAAATTAACGCGTGTAAATGCAATTATTACCGCATTAGAAGATGTGGCACTGAAAGCTGCAGCAAACGGGGATATTTCGCAGTATTCCCTGGATGACGGACAGACAAAAATAATGACATCTTACCGTACCGCGGAAGATGTTGCAAATTCAATACAGGCTTTTGAGGTTATAAGACAGCGTTATATTAACCAGTTAAATGGCCGTATGGTAAGATTAGTAGATTCTAAAAATTTCAGAAATGGCAGAAATCAATAAAAATATAATTTCACGTATGTGGGATAAATTGACTACTAAAACAGAAGTAGTTAATCAGCAGACACCGCAGAAACAAGCATGGTATGCCGGTGGAGGCACTTACCGTTCTTTTCCTATTTCTTTTAATGGTGAAAAAAATTTAGGTGAATTAGGTCCAATGAAAAATTATACATTGGACTATGAATCATTGCGCATCCGCAGCTGGCAATCTTATCTTGAAAGTGAGATTTCAAAAACCGTTTTGGATAAGTTTATTCTGTGGATGATCTCTAAAGGATTGAAGCTACAATCCAATCCGGATAAAAATGTGTTGAAATCAGAAGCAATCAGCATTAATCCTGAAGAATTTAATACTGTAACAGAATCCCGTTTTTCAGTATGGGCAAAGTCTAAAATGTGCGATTTTGCAGGTCAAAATAATTTACATGCACTGGCAAAAGAAGCATATAAAAACTCAAAAATAGGCGGTGATTGCCTGGTTATTTTACGTTTAGTAAATGACATTTTGAAAATAGAATTGATAGATGGCGCGCATGTACAATCACCTATTTATGGTACAGATTATACACCCAATAAACTGGCTAATGGAAATTTCATAAGACACGGCATTGAAATGCTTCCAAATGGTCAGCATGTTGCATACTGGGTGCGTAAAGAAGATTTAAGTTTTGAACGTTTTGAAGCAGTAAGTTCTTCTACAGGATTGAAACAGACATTTTTAATATACGGTTCAAAATTCAGAATTGGAAATCATCGCGGAATGCCGCTTATTTCTGTGATTTTAGAAACTGTAAAGAAATTAGAACGTTACAAAGAAGCTACCGTTGGCAGCGCGGAAGAACGTCAAAAAATTGCCTATCAAATTGTACATCAGAATTTTTCTTCCGGTGAAAGTCCTTTAGTAGCAAACATGGCACGTGCTATGAATATTGATAGTGATAATGAAGATTTGCCTAAAGATATCAATATGGATGAATTGGCAAATACAGTAGCTGCTACTACTAATAAAATGACTTACAATATGCCAATTGGTGCAGAATTAAAGGCATTGGAATCTAAAAATGAATTATTCTTCAAAGAGTTTTACAATACTAATTCAGATATTATTTGCGCGGCTGTTGGTATTCCGCCAAACGTGGCATTCTCTATTTACAACGATAGTTTTTCTGCCAGCCGTGCGGCTACCAAAGACTGGGAACACACGATTTCAGTAAACCGTGAAGATTTTTCCGCACAGTTTTATCAGGAAATTTACAACTACTGGCTGCATGTGGAAATTCTGAAAAATAAAATACCATCCAGCGGATATTTGCAGGCATTTTACAAAGATAATATCATGGCATTGGAAGCATTTAGAAACGCACGTTTCACCGGTCCAATGTTCCCGCACATAGATCCATTGAAAGAAGTAAATGCAGAACGTGCTAAATTAGGTGATTTAGCAAAAGATATTCCGTTAACTACAGTTGAAGCTGCAACGGAAGCATTGAACGGTGGTGATTCTGCATCTAATCTGGAACAGTTTATTGAAGAATTAAAGAGTGCAAAACCATTAATGAATCAGAATATTCCCGCATAATTATTTTTTCATTGCCAATTTGGCAATGAAAAAAATATAATTATATGAATGGATATATTTTTGTTTCAGAATGGCAAAAGAAGTATTATTATACGGAACAATTGATGCATATTCTTCCAGTGATTACATTAAAGAATTTAATGAAGTAACGGAAGAAAATGAAGATATTACGGTTCGTGTAAATACACCGGGAGGTTCACCTGAATACGGATTTGGCTTAGTATCTAAATTTTCAGAATATACAGGAAGCAAAAAAGTTAAAGTCGATGGAAAAGCATTTTCTATGGGCTTATTTTTCTGTGTATATGCTGCAAAAGAAAACGTGGAAGCTTTAGACGTATCAGAATTTTTATTGCATCGTGCGGCATATCCGGAATGGGTAGAACGTGACTGTGAATTTTTCACTGATGCCATGCGCGCTAATTTAGAGCGTGTAAATAAATCACTACGTACTGCTTTTGAAAACCGTGTGGATGTTGCCTTATTTGAGCAGTTGACTAACTGCAAAATAAAAGATGTCTTTTCTATGGATAGCAGAATTGATGTTTTCTTCAATGCGCAGGTAGCTAAAAAGGTAGGATTAATTTCAAAAATTAATCCTATTACACCGCAAAAAGCAGCAGAAGTAAATTCACTGCTATCTGCCATGTCAAAAACTTCTTATGAAATGGCTGCGCTTACAATTGTAGCGCCAAAAACTGTGGAGGAACAAACAATTATATCACAAAATTCAAATCAAGATAAAATGACTTTAGAAGAATTAAAAGCCAAACACCCGGAAGCTTTCAAAGAAGCTGTGAATTTAGGTGTAAAAACAGAACGCGATCGTGTAGGTTCAATTATGGTGTTTAATCACCTGGATCCGGCAGCCTGCAAAAAAGCCATTGAAAGTGGTGAGTTTTTGACGGAAACGCAAAAATCAGAATTTTTACTGAAGGCTAATTCACCGGAAGCATTGCTGAAACTGCAGAAAGAAGCAGCTAAGCCAGCGGTAACTACTGCAGAAGAAATTGAAAAAGATGCAGAAGAAAAAGAAGTTGAAAGTTTTTTAACCAAAGTTGATCAAGCTTTAAAACGTAAATAATCATGTCACAGTCAATTACAAAAAATACGGCTAACCAAGCCACGATTAATACCGATTTATCAAAAATTTTTGTTGGAAACAACAGATATTCAGATTTTCCGTATTCAAAAACAAATTCTACTTACGATGATATTACCATTCCAAAAGGTACATTGATGGGCAGAATCGGAAGCACTTTGAAAGTGATTCCGTTGGTATCAACTGCCAATGACGGCAGCCAAAACCCGGTAGGAATTTTAGCAGAAGACGTTGTGGTAGAAGCCGGCCAAGTGTTCACAAAAGATGTTACACTTTGCGTATCCGGCGATGTAGCTGAATCTAAAGTTATCTTATCAGGATCAGAAACACTGGATACTTTGATTTCATCCAGACCTTTGCGCGATTTAATCGGTGCAAATACTGTTGGTATTAAATTAGTTTTATCCACAGAAAACACATCATTCGACAATTAAAAAATTCACATAATGAATCAGACACAATTAAGAGCAGAATTTACAAAAAAACTGATTGACGTATATCAGG